CAGAAAATGGTTTAAAATGGGAAAAAGACAAAATGGGTGCTAGTTCAAGAATATCAAATCTTGATATGTATGCTAGATCTCAAGAGATTGCACATACTAAACTTCATGCATTAGAAAAACAATTCAATGCGAGGGAGCATAACTTCAATCATGCTTATGCAAGAATGGTTGCTTATACTAAGTATTTCAAAGAAATAACTGGTGATGAATATGTCCCTTATGCATCTAAAGCAACAAAGTATATGCCTAGTGAACAAAGACAAAACAAAGTAAATACAATTAAAACTGAACAAAAACAAAAACTAAAAGAGTTTTATAATTCTACTATGGGTAAATTAGAAAAACCTTTAGACAATGAAGATGGTACTATATCTTCTGAGTTAATCCCAGCTTACGCATAGTTGGGATTTTATAAAAAAATTCGCGAGCCTACGGCTCGCGTTTCTATTGGTTAAGAATAACATACAAAAGCCACAATTCGGTGGTAATTCCAGGTGCACTGGACTGACTTAACCGAAAACAACGGAGAATAATATATGATAACTAAAGCATTTAAATCAGGTATATGGGTAGGTAGCTCATTACTGAACAGTAAACTATACAAAGCTGCTAAGCGTAAAGGTGTATGGTATTACCGATTATTTATATCAGAAGATTTCGCTAAAACTATGGGCGATATCTATGATATGAATGTTCTTGAAAGAAAACTAAAAGGTCTATCGAGATTAAAGAAAAGAGTATTTAATGTAGATGATAATGGCAATATATGGGATCCAGCTACTGGTGAAATATTTGGCAATGTAAATACATTAAAAGAAACACCAGCTACTCCTAAGACAGAGCCGAAAGCTGACTTTGACTTTGAACATACAGCTTCAGAACTCATAAGAAAACATTATGGAGAAGAAGATGTAAACGCTATTGCTGGTGCTGTTAATCAAGAACTCATGGATAAACATAATTATGTAACTTCTATGGAAGAAGATGAACAAATTATTGACATGATTAATGAATATACAGCAAATCAAAGATAATGGGTATCTTAGACATAACCATATTACTAATAGTAGGTATTACTATGGTATACATACAAGCGAGGAAATAATGAGTAAAATAGGTAATTGGGTATTAGAAATGACCGAAGCTGCAGCTGAACTTACTAGAGAACAATTTATCAAAAAGTATGGTGAAGCTAATGCAGATGTATGGGATAATAATAAAAAAGAAGAATTAGAACATGAACTAATACCAAGTATACATGACGTTCGACATGAACTAAATAAAAAGGAGGACAGATGAGTGAACATGAACAAACAATGAAAATACTAAATGATAAAATGGTTGATATGCAAAACTCTTTTATTACGACTATAGGTAAACAAGTAATAAAAAACATGAGTGATATCAACAAATTAAATGATCGTATTTTAAAACTTGAAAGTGAAAATCAAGAATTAAAAACCGAAATAGAAAAAGAATTTGGAGGAACAACAAATGAGTGAACAATTATTACCAGCATGGCTGCCTGATTTTAATACTAAAAAGATTGATAAAAAAGAAGCAGCTGAAATAATGTATAAAAGTTTAGTTAAACATTGCAAAGCATATGGAATGAAACCTGATATTGAAGTATCAAAACCTCAATCATATCCAAATAAATTTACACATACCAAAGATGAAATGGCTGGTAGTAATACAAATAACATACAAGTTATTTGGGAATCAGGCCCATTTGATTGGGGTGTTGCCTATTCATTAGGTAGTCACCCACAATCATACAACTTTGGTAAAAACATACAGGATTGGTACTTAGAAACCCACTGGGGTTTTGATGTTATATTCTGTGATGTATAAGAACACTTACTAATAGATTCAAGTCGACAGTTAAAACATATTAGTAAGTTAGTGTACCTAACAACCCGAGAGGTGTTATAATATAGTAATATATTAAATTACCTAGTGAAGAAGCAAGATAAGTGATCGTGGGCTTGTTTGAAGGTACACATTAGTGGTTACTTGGTACAGTTTAGAAGTATACGCCAAAGTGCCACACAAAAAGAACATTCTACTGAACTAGTAATCTGAGATAACGTTATGGGATCGTAAGCGCATGAACTATTACTCAGAGGTATTATACTGCCTACAAAGAAAGTATATAGTAGAATTAGGGAGGCTAGTCAGCTTAGCTCACGCCTCCCCCAATGGTTAGAACACAGTTTTTCCTCCTGAATGTTTTACTGTGTTCTTATGGGAGTAGCTGCGAAACGCTGGGATTAATTCCTATATATATTAGTAGCTCTACTCCCAATTAAAAAACACCCTGAGGATACGTCAGTTAGCTGTAATTTAAAATCTGACACGAGGGTTATGGGGAATATATAATAAGCGTTAGAGCTTAACGTATTCCCCAGCGTAACTTGACAAACCGAATAATATTCAGATATTAAAACCTATGTCTAATAAACAATTAGGAATATTTTTTGATAGTGTAATACCTCAGTTCGTAGAACAGAGAAAAAAACTAGGATTATCACAATCAAGACTTGATGAAATGATTGGTTGTGCTAGAGGTTTAGTATCAAAATGGGAAGTCGGTATAAGGAAACCGAGTGGATTTCTATTTTGTTGTTGGGCCAATGCACTTGAATGTACAATAAAATTAAAAGAAAAAAAAGATCAACAAAAAATAAAATCTTAGTCGGTACATACTTCGACACATTAACACCACAATCTAAAATTATATATAAAGAACAAAATCAACCGAAAAGCTGTAAATGCAAAGGTGTTGATTTAGTGTATGGCAATGGCACATATTGGTATTGTGCTAATTGTCATCTTAATGAATGGGGGAAGAAATGATAGATGAAAAAAATTATCCAAAAGTTTATGAAAAATCTTTTGTAGTTTATTCTTATGATAAAGATCTTAAAGTTGAAGATATAAATAAAATATTAAAAGAACATAATGTAACAACAAGAGAACTGAAAGATGATGAGGTAATATATCAGATATGAATAAAACAAGTCCAAGTTATTATAGTAATAACAAACCAGAACTAACTGAATTAATTAATGCATGGAAGCTTAATTGGTGTGAAGGTAATGCTGTAAAATATATTCGCAGACACCGATACAAAAATAAAGAACAAGATGTACTAAAAGCAATTTGGTATTTAACAAATATATTAGAAGGTGAATATGGGAATCAGTTTGCTGAAAGCATTAGAAGGGCAGTTCAAGAAGTTGAAAATAAAACTACCCTTAAAGCACTCAGACCACATAGATCGTAAAAGATCTATCAAAAACTTTGTTATGGTATTAGCTATACAATATCTAGAATCAGATATGTATAGATACTTTGCCAAACATTATACGAGCCAGCGTGTGGCTGACAATCGTAAAGTAAAACCAATAGAAGATTATATATGGAGGAGGTACAAACATGGGAAGTCAGACAGGGATTTGGCAAGAGATCAACGAAATGTATACAGACGACAACAAATTAGAGAGAGGAGCTCTGACTAGATGGGAAAAGGAAATGGAAAACTTACACCACCCAAAAGACCAACAGGCATTGGAGGTACTGATGCAGTGCGTCTTGCAAATGGCGAATGGAAAGACCTTTGGCTTGAGAAAACTGGAAAGATCGAAAGAGAAGATCTTTCAGGTGTATTGCCAGTTCAACTTGGAGTATTTACCGAGGAGTTCAACAGACGCTGGTATCAAGAAATTACTGGAGAAAGGGTTGTTAATATAAATAGTGTTTGGACACACCCTGAATATGATTATATTTATGGTAGTCTAGATGGTGTTGCAAAAGGCAAAGTCTTTGAAGCTAAACATACAAATGCATTTAGTAAAAAAGATAAATTAATTGAAAGATACTATGCCCAGGTGCAGCATTATATGATGGTCACAGGTTTTTCTAAAGCTGTGTTATCTGTACTTTATGGTAATCATAACTATGAAGTATATACAATAGAAAGGGATAAGCCTTTTCTACAAAAACTAGAAATAGCGTGTCACTTATTTTGGTTTCATGTAATGAATAATATTACACCACCAGAATACATTGACTTTGATCTAATGGGGAAAATAAAAAATGAACATGACATCGCGTTACACTTTGGAGAAGAAATATCCACTGACAGCTGGTTGGAAGGAAAGCTCAACTAGTAAAGAAGCAGCAAGAAAAATTGATTCACGATCAACTAACTTGCGAACAGAATGTTTAAATGTAGTAAAACGAAAAGGTAATTATGGAGCTACACCTGAAGAAGTAGCAGAAATATTATCAGAAAGTATACTATCAATTAGACCAAGATTTACTGAACTAAAATTACTAGAATATATTATTGATTCTGGTGATAGAAGAAAAAATAGTTTCGGTAGTAACACCAAAGTATGGAGGTACAATGACGAAAGATAATAGAAATGTATGGGATAGTTTAAAAGAAACTGATCCTAGATTTACCAAACGCATTAACAAAGGTTTTGGTGAAATAACTACTATTGATCCACAATGGCAGATTATGAAAGTAACAGAACAGTTTGGCCCAGTAGGTACTGGCTGGACATACCGAGTAGATTATAGCTATCATGGTATGGATAATAGTCAAACTGCTGTTGTAGCTGCAGAAGTATCTGTTGCAACAAACAAAAACAAAGAAGGCTTTTGGGATTTTTATGGGCCTATTTGTTCGCCACTTAAAATGTATAGAAAGACTGGTGCATTAGATGACGAAGCACCAAAGAAAGCAATGACTGATGCATTAACAAAAGCGTTTAGTCACTTAGGACTTTGCTCTGATATATTCATGGGTAAGTTTGATGATTCTAAATATGTTAAAAATTTAGAAGAAAAATACTCAGGAAAAGTAGATCCAAGTAAAGTTACTAAGACAGTATAGTCGCCCACAGCTAGGGGTACGGTGTGTAGGTTAGCTGTTGGGCAATGTTCTCCATGCCTACACACATAAACAATTAAGAGAGGTAAATAATGATTAATATTAACTTTACAGAAGAACAAGCCAAATATTTATCTAATTATTTTGAAAATATGAAAGATAAAAATAAATTACAATACGAAATTTACGCCAAAATTCACGATAATTTTATTAATTATGAATTTAATAAATGGAAAAACAAAAAGGAAAAAAAATGACGTTAAATGAATTATTACACAGCTTAGTGTTACAAGGACATAAGATCCCTGAAAATTTACACCCACCATTACAAGCTGAATATTATTCTAAATCTAAAAAAGAATATAAAGCAGTTGGTGAAATGGATTTGTATCATTTTATAAATGCGTTTATACAAAACGTAGATAGTAATGAACAAACCCAAGACAAAACAGATTTATCTGCTACAATGAGTAAAGCAGATATACATTATGAGTTACTTAGAATTAAGAACTCAGTAGATACTTTAATTGGAGGTCTAAATGATTAATAAAGTAATATTACTAGGTCGTGTTGGTAGCGATCCAGAAGTAAAAATTTCTACCAGAGAAGAAAAGTTTGCTGGTTTCTCTCTAGCTACTTCAGAAAGATTTAAAAATAAATCTGGTGAGTGGCAAGAAAAAACACAATGGCATAGAGTTGTATGTTGGGATCCTAACATTGCTAAGACTATTGAAACATATGTTAAGAAAGGCACTACTCTATACATTGAAGGTCAAATAGAAACTAGACAGTATGATCAAAATGGTGAAACTAAATACACCACAGAAATTATTATACCTAGATTCAAAGGTATTCTAAAAATGATTGGGGGCAAAGATGGCTCAAGTTCTAAAGTTCAATCGCAAACAAACGCTAGAACAGAAGATCCAGCAGAAGATATCCCATTCTAATTTTTATGAATGTGCTGACTGTGATAAAAAATATTTACAAGATAATCTAATAGCATACATACCTACTAATCAGAATAGAGCTGATAGTTGTGATTGGTATTGTATTAGATGTTATAATATAAGATTTAATGACTAGACATGCTAAGGGTATTCCTTTCACTTAGTGATGTAATGCCATAGGTTGTTTTATAATTTTTCAGTTATCCTATACAATTACATTGTGGTTATTAAAATTAGGGGGTAATGTGACTGAACGCACATAAACCCCCTTTTTTTCATCAATGGGAGGAAGATGAAACTCTCCTGTATGATTCTATCTAAACTGTATAATTAGCCTCTGTATGCTCAAATATGAGCTACTTTTTAACTAAACTCCCACCAAAATACAGTCCAATGATCGCTGACATCAAATGTGTGTCTAATGGAGTAATAATTAGACCATTAAATGTCTTATCCATTACGATCTCTTTCTTTTCAATTAAAAATAAAAACCCTCTAGTAAATTCTGTCCAAGTTAAAACAACAGTAGTATCAAAAAATACTGGTGCTAACTTCGGCCAAGCAATAATAAAGAACACAGCAGTCAATGCAATAATCCTTCTTGTAAACTGAAAGCCTTTATTCTCATAAGATCTAGCTTTATCAATGTATGACATCTGAGCATCAGCTCTAGCCAATAACATTTTTTGCTGGTCTTGTTTTGCTTTAATAGATTGTGACCATATAGACATCACACCACCAAGAACAGAACTTCCTAGCATAGTAATCATTTCTACTGGCAATCCACCTAACATTTATGCAGCCCAACCAACTATAATAAGAACAATAATAATTGCTAATACAGCTGCTACAATCTTTCCTCTTTTACTTAAAGAGTATAAGTTTATTTTATTCCAAATATTTTTAATCATATTCTCTCTCCAATCTATCCATAGAAATAAAATTTACTTCTTGGATATGGTTATCCCAAATGCCTAACTCAGTAATACACCAAGACCAACCATTCATATTTAACTTAGCATATTCTTCTATATGACCATGAGGTAAAGAGCAACCGACATTTACGATCCTTACCCAGTTGTCGTACCCTATTTTAATAGCTTTCCAATCTCTAGCTTTATGGGTATGACCAAATACTAAGTCATGTATACTGTCATTTCCTATTTGTACTTCACCATTTTTACCACCATATTCTTTACCCATAATATTTAATGGTGCATGAACAAACCCTACACCAGCTATAAATTTAAACTCTCCATATTCTGTAACAGACCAACCATATTCTTTAAAACTAGAATATAATTGATGTTTCATCATACCTTGTATCTCTGGTATATTTTCTTCAAACCTATGTATGCGCAGCTCATGATTCCCCATACAAAAATGCCTGGGGTAATCAACCACATACTTATCTAAAATTTTTAATGCAGATTTCATAGAAGCTATATCAACCATAAAAGCATCTTTTAACTTACCTTGCTGCGTACTATTTTTTTGAAAAAAACTAAGAGAATCTAGACTAGCAAAATCTCCTATATGAACAATATAATCTGGTTTTGATTTACGAATGTGCTTACCAATCCAATGAAACCTATTCTGAGGTATATGTGGACTGTCATGAGTATCACCAATGACAAGGACTTTATGCCCTTTGAATTTCATTTAACCGTTATAATTGAATAATTTGAGAGTTGTAAAGATAATAATAATAATAGATCCAATCCAAGCAACAGCTTTTAATGCTCCTCGACCAGTAGACATTTCTTGTTTTAATTCATTAATCTCTTTTTTATTTTCTTTAATATCGTTTTTTATTTCTTCCAAAGTATCTTGAATTAATTTGTATTGTATATCTTCAGGCATTAGTATTACTCCAATCTGAAGAACATCTAAATACAATAGTTGTTTTTCTTTCTTTTAGATCATAGTCCATATAATCTACAATATTATCTAAAGCAAAATTACATTCATTAGAATCATTAAATAATACAGGTACATCTGATTTAAAACATAGAGTTTGATCTAATGTTCCTATGTTTAAAAAACATATAACTGCAAATATTTTAAACATTACTCTCTGTAATCTCCATCAATCTCAAGTCTTATACTTTTGATTTTATATTTTAGTTCTAGTAATTCTTGTTTAAGTTGAATAACGTTTTGATTTTGTTGTACTGTAACAACATCATCTTTGAGTAATTCAAACTCATTATAAAGTTTACCCACAAAAAAAACATTCCCAATAAGAGTACCAAGCAAACCCATTAGGATAACAATATTTTTTATATTTAATTCTACTTGAGCCACTAAGCACCACAGCTCTCACATTCATCAGGACACTTACAATCTGCTTTTGTTGTTGCTCCACAATCAGGACAAGGATTAATCATAGCTTATCCATCTCCTCTTTTACTTTTGTCCATGTAATTTCTGAATGAGGACAAGTATTAGTTGTAATAGAAAATCCATTTTCATCTACACCTATACTCCAATTTATTTTTTTAAAATCTTCTTCGGTTTCTATTTCTCCAACAAAAGATAATTCTGTTTCTGGTCTAATATTTCTAACTGCTACAAAAAATTTATGACTCATGCGGCTATCTCCCATAAAGTAAATTGTGATGGAAAAGTGGCATTTTGAAAATCAACTGCTTGATTACCACTTTGTACCTTTGCAAAAACTGTATAAGTAATTGCTGATGTTGTATTGTGAGTTGTGTCTAAAAATTGAAATGGACTATGTTGAGCTATTTGTGTTGTGTTAGCATTTGCATAAAAATAAGTTGAGTATGCTTGACCAGTACCACCTTTTTCTTCAAATATTCTACCTGTTGCTCCACCTGTTCTTTCAACATTACAAGCATAACCCCACTCATAAGAACTCGTAAGACCATTACCTCTAGCTTGTAATTTAAACATACCAAATATTTTTGAATTAGTTGCACTAGGAGTAATCGCACAACTTAAACCAGTTGTTACATAACCTTGGTCTGAGGTAGAAACAGAAGTATTATAATTAGTGTGTTGAATTTGTAATAATTTTCCCCCACTAAAGTTGGCATTAGGCAAAGTACCTGTAACTCCTTGTGCTAAATTTAAAAATGTCTGTGCCATTATGGTTTACTCCAAATTGAATGTGTTAAGTTTCCTTGCTCATCACGAGCCAAGAGTAAATCGTATTGTTCTTCCGTGCTAAAATCTTGTGGAATATCTCTTAAAGATTGTCGCCAAGTTTTTATATTGTCTGGCATTGTTACATCAGAGTTAGCAAGGTAATCTGTTTCCATTAGTTTTTGTAATCTGATTTGTTTAATAACAATTAATTTTCTATCTTTTAAACTAGGTGCAGATGCTCTTTCAGAATTAATACTTGCTTCTTCTTCTGTTGTTGCATCTCTTAATTTTCCATTTTCCCAAATTGTATGTGTCATTATTTTGTTACTCCATAAACCGATATTTTAACAGAAGCTATATTTCCACTTCCCCCAAAAAATTTTAAACCTGTTGGGTTTGTTCCTCCTACAGTATCTTGACAAATTCCTCCTAAATATACTGAGTGATTTCTAGTAGAGCCATCAGGATAATTTGCTGTTCCATTATATGTTCCAGCACAACCACCACTATTATTTTTATCTAAATTAAACCACAAGGTAGAGTTAAATGCACCATTTCCAGTATTACTGTCTATTGAGTCTGCTATAACAAATTTACTTTGATTATCCCCTGTGTTACTTGTTGCACTTCCATCTTGGTCAAAATATCTAGACGAATAATCATAAATACTACCATTTACTTCTGTTGATGTGCCAGTTAAAAATCTCATTCTTAAATCGTCTCCATCTGTAGCAGGAAGTAATCTATATATAAGAACTAAATAAGTATCATATGTTGTACTAAAACAATTTGTTACATTTACAACACTTGTAGAACTTGTTACATTTTCTGTTTTTATTAAATTAAAATTACCACTAGGTGCTGTCTTAAAAGTTTGGTCTCCATATAATACTGTGCTTGATGAAGCTGTGCCACTTCCTAAGTTATCAGTTTCAACAACACCAGATTGTTTAGATAAGTCTAAAGTTGTAAAAACCATTATTCACCTTCCTTTGGATATTTTGTTTTGATTGATTGCACATTTGTTTTCCATGCTTCTAATCCTTTTTCTGTAATAAATTCTATTTGCGAAGCTATACTTCCATATTCTTTTTGTCTGTTAGCTACAGCGATTGCATTGTTTTCTAAAGTTGTTGCTTGGGAAGATAATGCGTCTAGTTGTGCGTCTGTTGGTTTAGCTACACCATCTACATTCCACTCTTTGATGTATGGGTTAGAAACGCCATCAATCATATCGTCTTGAAGTATAACTTCAGAATTAAAGTCTGGTGTTCTATCTAAATATGCTATTATTTTATTTGTTAAATTTATCA